TTGGGGCTGTCGTCGGCGACGTTGCCTCCCTTCGCTTGGACCAGTTTGCTGGTGGATGCGATCGTCAGCTCATCATACGGTTCGCCTGCTTCACGGCAAGAACGTCTGACCCCACCGAGAGTGGTTTCAGAGCTCAAGACCGCGGCGGCCATAACGCTGTTGGAGATGGAGACTGCTTCTTGCGGGCACATCATCGGCGCCATCTGTCTGCGCCCACCAACGCTCGACGTGAGCAAGCCGTTAACCTCCTGGACAGTCATTTTCTGGAGTGTCAAGAGTTCGGCTGGTAGGCGGCAAACGCTGTTGCCGAATTTGTAGAGCCAGTACGGCATGTTGACTTCTGCGCACGGGATGGCGAAGACAAGTTGCCGCGTGCTGTGCGGTTGGTGGACTCGTTCGATGTTGTAAATCGTGAACCCGGTGGCGCCTGAGATGATGAACGTGTCGGGGCTGAAATCCCAGGGCTGTTGGCGGTAAATGGCTCCGCCTCTGACCTGCTCAACGAGAGTGGTCGAATTTTCCCAGTAGCTAACGGTCTCCTCCGTGCGTTCACAGAGAGTGCGTTGTTGGTTGGTGTATGCTGCGAGTGTCTTACCGCGAAAGAGGGCGAGTTCGGGGCCGGTCACGTAGTCGATGACATCAACGAATTGTACGATGGGAGCGTCCCACTGGAGTGGGGCGGGTGCTTGCTCGAAGTCTGAGACCTTGACGTAAACATCACGAGACGCTTTCGCGCCGTTGCGGTGTTCACGCTCGGAAGACTGGTAAGCTGCCACAACCTGAGAGTTCTCGGCAGCGAACTGCGCGATAATCTTGCTGGATTGTGCCCGGTAATACGCAGCGATGGCGTGCGGATGTCCGGGGTTTATCGGGGTGCTCGCGTCGGCGTGGTCGTCGAAAGCCAGTTTCCTGGCTCTCTGACGCATGCGCTTAGAGAGTTTGTTTACGTGGGTGCGCTTGTAGATGAAGCGGGCCCAGTATTGCCTGAGTGAGAAACGCCAACTCGGTGCTTCAAGGATCCGCCTGATTAGGGACGGTTTGGCCATGAAGAACCTGTTCTGCGCATCATGCTGGTGCGAGCGGTCAGGGCGGGTTTCGGTTACCACGTCGATTCCAAATACCTCGTTAGAGTCGAATTCATCGTCGTCGTGTTCACCTACAGGTTCGTACGCGTTGCGCATGCTGAGTCGACGTGACACATATGCAACAGCGCGCATTATTACTGCGTGGAGCTTGAGGTGGCGGAACGCCCTCGTAACAACGTAGCCGAGCGCAACAATCAAGTTGCACGCTGCCAACATCATAAAGCGAGTATCGTCACCTGCGAGTGGTGCTTGCC